GCTCTTCAACTGATCGTACACCATAGGTTACCCCAAAGTCAACTTTAGTATAGGTAATTGCTCTTTCAACAACTTCTACTAAGCTAGGGTGCACTCCTTCCAATTTGCCTCTGCTTCGATCGGATAGATTAAAACTCATATGTTTCTCCTTTTTATAAGCCTATTTATATTATAAGTTAGCCATAATATTTTTATGTTTTTCATTATACATTAATACATAATTCCTGTGCTTTTCTTCTTCTTTTAGATATATAGCATGCAAGTCTTCTTGATTTATGCCAACTGAATCATCTCTCGCAAAGAGATAATCGCACAAATATAAATTTTTAATCGTTTCAAATGGTGTAACATCTCTTGCTATGGTGTAAATCTTATCTACGTCTATTATAATCATACTATAAGTATGTTTCCACTCTCCATGCCATTGTATTATTGGATATTCGCTTTTAATTACAAAAACATTTCCTTGCGAATAATCACTACTATTGAACGGGAATAATATATAAGATAGTCTATAAGTCTGTTCTATAAACCAATTGGTGTATTCTTCAATATTTTCGAATTCATTGTACAATTCTAAAGAGTTTAATGAAAATATTTTTTCTTTTGGTAATATATCGTACGCGTCAGGAAATTTTCTAGTTTTATATCTAATATACCAATTACTTCTACATTCAAAATCTATAATTAAATTTTTACTAAAATTTTTGTTTATTTTTCTAGTACAAGCTTCGTATCCTCTACGAACAGATCCATATATTTCTTTATAAAAACTTTCTTGTTCAGGCGAAAGTAAACCTTTTTTAATTAATGTTTTTTCAAAATACAGATCGTGTTCTCGTACGTGGTTTAACGTAAATTGACAGCCTTTTTTAAAATTAGCTTCTATTTTGTCAAGATCTATATTAATCATATTATTATATATCCTAAAGCGCGAGTGGGCCCGGAGGCCCACTCTTTTAGTTTACCGCTGAAGCTCTTTTATTTGCTCTAATTTTTCTTTTGAACAAAATCATACATCTTGTTAGCTGTTTCGGTAAGAGTTTTAAGATCATAACCTTTCATTGCATCTTGAAAGTCTTGCTGGGTTTTTTGACCCACTTCGTATAACTTAGTAACAGCTTCAGTATTCAGCTGAGCTTGCTTGTCTAAGTAGTCTTTAGCCATTGCCAAGACATCTGCGCGTAGTTCAAATGGATTCTTATTCATTTTTAGTTCCTTGTGTGTGTGTGATTGGAGAGGGCCATTACAGCCCTCTCGGTGTTATTTATTACGCAATTTAGAGTATTCTTCCATACACTTTTTTGCTTCTTTATGAAAACCATGGTTTGCCAAATGAGCAGCTGCTCGAGCATATCCAATGATTTCTAGATTAGTCATAATCTTTTTACCCAGACCAGCAAACGGGCTAGCTATAAGGTTATACGCTATAGTAGTCATTACACCCACCCCTTGAGGTTTTGGTTAGGACCAACTTTAGTATTAATCTTATCTGAGTAATCAGACATAGACTGGTGAGCAACAGAGTAGATGTCACCTCGTGTAAGACCGATATCCGCCAGTTCAGAATTGCTTAGTCTATTCAGTTCTTGAATAGTTTCACTAGCTTTTCTTGCTTGTTGATATGACCTATGATGTGACGCCAGTGCATTAAATACAACCTTAAAGAGTCGTACGACTGGAGTGATTACCATCTGTTTCGGTAAGTAGTTGACTGTTATTGTCATTTATATTTTCCTCGTTTTTACCAATATTGATTTTACGAGGACGCATTTCTTCTGGAATGAGATACTGCAATTCAATTGCCAGAATACCATCCTGAATATCTGCTCCGTTTACATTTACATGTTCGGACAGCCTAAAAGTACGTTTAAATTTCTTCGTGGAAATACCACGATGAATAAACTTTCTACCTTTAGATACATGTTCCCCTGTAACAGTCAAGGTTCTATCTTTAACTTCTACAGATATCTCATCCTTTGTAAACCCAGCAATAGCCAGTTCAATCAGATAGTCTTGATCGTCCCGTTGAATGATATTGTGTGGGGGATAATGGTCTTGAGCGTGTTTAGCAGTGAATTCTAGTTCACTGAATAAATGGTCAAAGCCAACGAAAGATGAACGTGGGAATAGTGTGTGTAAGCCTGTCATTGTTATCTCCTTTTGAGCAAGCAAGATTGATGTGTGACCGGAGTATTCCGCATCACTATAGTATATATAATAACTATTTCTTAAAAGTACATAGGCAGAAATTAATTTTTATTGTTGCCAATATTATATTTTGGGCACAAGTTCCAACTGTCTTTGTCTTTAAAAGAAATAATTTTTATTTGGCGTAGAGGTGCTAATTCAGTTAAATTGTTTTTCGATTCAATTGATATTAAACCCCAATCACTCATAAGTTGAGCAATTGTATTTCTACGAGCTAAATCGTTTTCTTCTAGATTAGATTTCTTTCCATCTAGTAAAAATAATTCTTTAAAATGAACAATAAAATATCTGCCTTGCTTATGTAATATATGACATGACTGATAAAGTTTATTGTCTTTTCGGGATGCAACACCGATGCGAGTTAACGTTTCTCTTACTTTAAGAAAGTCGTCTGGCTCGTTGAGTGTAACTTCCAGCATAGAAGCTGGTGTCCATTCTACTATATTATTTTCGTCCACCTTTATATACCTTCTTCTTCAATATAACTAATTGTTCTTTGGTAAGAAGGGACAAGGCTGTTTTAGCTTTTTCATTACTATAACCATAATATTCCTTGACTACTTCCAAATCACTAACGACCTCAGGCTTATTCCATTTTGAGAATCGTTTCTTCTTTCTAATTATATTTATAAGAAAATCGTTTTGTAAACGCGAGTCTAGATGGTGGTTAATATTCATTTCGTTAGCTATACAAACTGTGTCTTGAAAATAAGATAACCCTCGGTTTACCATAAAGGCACTGTATTTTTCTTCAGCAATGTCATCAACCATAATGTCTTTTTTAGTATAATTAATTGCATTCAAAAAATCAAATGGACTATACGAATTCGACATTGGCCATAATCTCCGTCATACAAGCTACAACATTTAATTCGTGATCAGCCACAAAAGCATTTTTGTATTGATAATCAGCAAGAATAAGAACTACTTGTGGAATGCTTTGTGGTGCTATTTTGTCGTGCATTAGATCGTATATGCCACGAAAGATAGATGAAGCGTCTGTATCAATATTATTAGATACCCATTGACGCATTTTCTTAAAATCTTTATTTTTAAGAAAAGTAAATAGATCGTTGAATCCATCAGCTTTAGATTGAACTACACTGCTGTCGATGTGACCAGCAATAGAATACCGCTGTAGTTCGTTTAAAACACGCCTCCAGTCAGGAGCATATTTCATAATCAAATCAACAATAGCTAATTGATCATAACCCACCCCTTCATCATTTAAAATAGTAGTGATACGCTTCATCATGTCCGCACACAATGGCTGTAAATCTTTTTTGCTTGTGTTGAATTCAAACACAGCGCATCTAGAATGCAAAGGTTCAATAATGCGATTTTTGAAATTACAAGTAAGAATAAATCGGCAATTGTTTGAAAATTCTTCAATGAATCCGCGTAAAGCTGGTTGAGTTGATTGAGCATTAAGATAATCTGCTTCGTCAAGGATAATAACTTTGTACCCGCCCTGAAGAGATACAGTGCTAGCAAATTGCTGTAGTGTAGTTCTAAGCGTATCGATATTGCCGCTTTTTGATGCGTTAATAATAATATAATCTAAATTAAGTTGTTTACACATAGCAACAGCCGCTGTGGTTTTACCTAAACCAGCGGTGCCACTAAATAGCATGTTAGGCATTTCGCCTTTGTCAACAATTGACTGTAGATTGTTTTTTAGAGACTGTGGCAAAACAGTGTCAGCCACAGTCTGGGGTCGATATTTTTCAACCCAAAGGAAGTCATTAGACATAGTTTACATTCTCCATTACAAATATTATATCAAAAAAATCAGTTAATGTAAACTATTATTTCTTATCAGTCTCTTCTTCTTGAGTTTCCATTGCTTCTTCTTGCTCGATTTGCTCAGAAGTTTGAATAATGAAAATACATTGATCCCTGAGTTGACCAATAGTGGAGAGTTCTTCTCCTTTAAAAGCACCGCGTTGAGTCATAGCATCAATAACTGCTACTACGCTCCTACTGGCTTTGTTCGCGTTATCACGCAGTTGTGTGTAAAGTTCTTGAGAACCCATTTTATACTCCAAATGTTGAGGATTTTTCTAATGCAATCCAGTATTTTACGTTCATTTCTTTATGGCTAAACTCAGAAATAAGTTTAGAAGAAATACCTACAGCATAGTCGCCAGGCAGGATTTTTAGGTTAGCGATGTTCATTATAAAATTAAATGTGACATCACTGGGGAACTCACCATCAACATCTATTGAAAAAACGTTTGACGTTGAATTTTTGCTATCAACTATTGATAATTCTAAGACACCATCCACACCGCGAATAGATACTTCTTCGTGGCCAAGAGTTGAAGCTGCGCGTTTTAGCTTATTGAGTGTTTCATTAGTTAACTCAAACGACACGTCAACAACAGGCATTGTCACGTCTTTGGTGGGAGTAGTTAGTGTTTCTTCTGCAGAGTAGAAGTACTTGACTTTAGATCTACCGGTGGAATCAGACACAATAACATAGCTATCTTCAAATTTTAGTTGAGGACTATCTACTAGGCTAAGAACACCAATAAATTCGTTTAGATCATATACACCAAAG